AGAATGTCCGTTTGCATAGACATAGTTGGCTCCTAAAGCCGGATTACGGGTTGTCGCCGTAGGTTCCGTTAGGGTTACGGACGATGTATTCCAGAACCAGCGTACCCCCTCCCGTACCGCCACCGCCGTTTGCGTGGGTGAAGGCAATCAACGCATCCGTGGTACCGACGTTAGCTACAAGAGCTGCGCCAGCGGCACCGTTACCGCCGAGGGGGATGTCTTGCGTACCAATCAAACCGCCACCGGTTGAGCCTGCGCCCGCAGTCGTCCCCGGAGTAATCGCCGAACTGATCTGAGTACCGCCACAGAAAATGGTCAGCGTCGGAGCCGTCGTGACATAGAGGGTCGTGATGATGTAGTAGCAGTTGAGCAGGAGCGACCCTGCTGGTACCACGAATGCCGCTGTCTGTGCGGTCGTATCGCCGTAAGCGATGGTCTTGGACTGGGTTACAGTCGTCGCGCCAATATTGCGAATGTCGCCTGCCGCTGCGTTAGCTTGGGTAACGTCAGCAATCGTACTCTTTACAGTACCAAGCAGCCACGGGCCTAAATGGGTAGCAACAGCCATCTCAAAATCTCCTCATGCACAAGTAGCCATACCATTGGTGCATCATCTTTCTAGGAGGCTGGTATGGCTGTTGTTACCTAGAATAGTTCCAGATATACGCCCGAATGAGTTCGGCGTCAAGAAAAAGGGGGCCGAAGCCCCCCCTTTTCTGCTCTACCTTTATCAGGCAGAACCGGACGAGCCGAAAATACCAAGCGGGTCCGACCAGCCGAAGCTATAACGCTCGCGGCTCTTGTAACGGACGTTGCCGGTATCGAAGTCCCCGTCCATGCTGTTAGCCAGCGGGGTGCGCACGAAGTGCTTCAGACCGTTAGGCACATCCGTCAGGAGGAACCAGCCATTGGTATCCGTCAGGTAGTGGTTAACGCTGTAGCCACCGCTAATTGCACCCATTGCCCGCAGGGCGTTGATGTCGTTGTCGCTGGTGCCGACACGGAGTTCCGTATCCAGCAGGCGCTTAGCAACGAACATCAGAGCCGGGGGGACAATCAGCTTACGCGGCTTAGCAGCGATCAGGAGGCCGCGCTCGTCCGTCCATCCAGCGATCTGGATGATAGCGGCTTCAAGCGAAGTCTCGTTGAGGTCGGACTGCGTAGCAAACGTGTTGCTGTTGGTACCACCAGACACGAGCGGGTGAGCGGAGTTGCACAGCGAAACGCCGTCACCACCGGTTACGCCAGCCGCGAACGCATTGTTCAGGACCGACGAAGCCTTCACCTGCTTGGTGTACGCCATCGCACGTGCCAGCGCCTTGGTATAACGCTTGCTGAGCGAGTCGTACAGGTTGTCCTCAATCGCTTCTTCCGTGATGGAGAAGCCGAGGGCAATCGTCTCGTGGTTGTAACGAGCGGTCCATGCTTCCTGCGCATTGTCATACGCAATCGCTTGACCTTCAGCCTTGACCGGAGCGGCCGAGAATCCCGACAGCTTGGTCTCTTCTTCAAACGAGCGCTCGGAGGTCTCCTGTTCGTAGATCTCTTTGTGCTCTTCGCCGTAAGAAGCATACTCCAGACCGAACAGAGCGTTCAGGCCGGGGAGCAGCTCTTTCAGCAGTTGGGCGCGTGAAATTGCCATTTGTTACTGCTCCTTATGCTACGTTGTAACGGTGGACGCCAAAGTTCAGTTTGACCAGAACTTCGGGCGATTGAACCAGCACAACCGTGCCAGCAACCTGCGTCGTGACAGCCGTAACAGTCAGCGTGGTGCTGCCAGTCGTCGTGACAGTGGACGACGCGCTGAGCGTGGCACCCGTGTACCGGAGCTGACCATCAACGAGGTTGAACACGTCCGTACCAATCGGAAGTACCTGACCAACCGCAAGGCCGGACACAACAACCGAGGTCGCTGCCGGGGCACCGCCAGATACGTACGTGGCAGACGTGCTGATCTGAGTGTCGGGCACCAGACCCATAACGCGGAAGCCAGCGTTGGCGGTGTTAGCGCTCGCGCCGACTACACCCGATACACCGTTGCCGGTGGCGGTGGAACCCGAGGTCGTTACGGTCGTGCTAGCCAGATTCTGACCAACAAGCAGCGACGGGCACGAACCAATCGTGGTAGCGCCTGCAGCAGTTGTTACAGCGGCACGGAATACCGTGTTCGGGTCATCAGCTACATACGCAACAGCGTCACCTGCTGTAGTGCTGGCGGGCCAGTACTGAGCAAAGACTTTCTGCTTCGTGGTCGGGTTGGTGTACGAGCAGCCGAGGAACACGCCAATTACAGTGTTGGTGGTGTTCACAGCCGACGCTTGCGTGGCTACATAGCCAGCCGAAAGCGTTACCGGGTCGCCATAGAACAGATTCACGTTATAGGCATACTGGATCGGATATTGACGGGTGGAACCCGCGAACGTCTGTCCGCCGATCAAATTGACCGGCTTGTAGCCATACGACTTATCAATTGCAGGATAAGACATAGGTCACTCCAAATTTAAGTTCGGTTCCCGCGTCCGAATGAGACGTTGGACTTACGCTCGTTGAAAAGCGGCATCCGCTCGTCGTTCGTACGCATGAAGTTATTGTCCACGGCATCCATCTGGGCTGCATTTTGGCGAGCGTAGTATTCACTGCGCTGCTGCATCATCCCTTCCGGGGCCTTGCACAGAATCAATCCCCCGTTCTCAAGATTACCGCTGCTATTAGCGGACATATTAAGCTCGGGATAGTCGGCTGCCTTCACAGGTTCCCAGCCTTCTCTGAACTTTGCGGACGTATTCATGGGATCTGCTGTTCCCATCAGGGATGTCCGTACCCATCTAAAAACCCAGCCGGATTCCGGCTTAGGGCTCGGGAGGGTTTCCGGCGGACGCCACATCTGAGTACGCTCAGCGGACTGTCTGCTTTCCAACTCGCGACCAAGGCGATTCTCAGCCATTATCGACCTCCAGCTTCAATAGTTCTCTTGCATACGCTTCGTTGGTCAAACCAAGCCTCTTGGCTATCGCAACTTGCGATGGTGTCAGGCGGACCTGACGCGGCGCGGTACCCCGCGATACTGGAGCTACAACCGTAGCTGCCTTGCGTGGAGCAGAACGAGTCATCCTCGTCTCTCGCACGGGATCGGCGTCTTCAAACCTTTCGGGGAAGCGCCGACGAACCGTCTCATTCACGCGTCGGTAGTAGTCGTCACTGCGTGGATCGACACCCGACCGGACCAATTTCTCATGCAGGCCAAGAGCAAGGGCGGTCATCTCCTCGTCTACACCGAACCACGTATTCTCTTGTCGCCAAGCCTCAGCTTTATGATCGACAACTTGTGTGGGCGGTG